TTCTTCGTGGTCTTCGGAAAAGTGACCTTTTTCCTTGACCTTGGCAGCTTGAGCTTTCAGGGCCGGGGGCAGCTCCTTGTGGTCGGCAGACAGTTTTTTGTCTTCGGACTTCATGAGCTCTTTGGTCTCATGGGCTTCGCCCTTGTGACCTTCTTTCTTTTGACGCTTGGCCTCGAAACCACGATCAGCGGCTTCTTTGCGCTCAGCTTTTGATTCTTCGTAGACGTTTTCTACGACTTGCATCACTTGACCGTGGGCGCCGCTAGCACGCTTCCGGCTGATGTTAGATTGTTCCATAAATTCCTCTTCCGGAAATTGATCTTCGAGGTCAGCCGTCTGCTGAACTATTTCAGTTCCTTCGCGACCCACGTTTTTCTTGTTTTCAGAGTACTGTGTAGCATCTGGGTTGGCCATTTGAGCGGCCTCTGGTTCCTCGGTGACAGACGAAGTCGCCACCTCCTTAAGTTGGTTTGTAGGTTGTGTTTGCTGGCCTGCTTGCATGTCTTTTACGGCACTCGAAACGTCTGCCTGTACGGCAGCAAGTTTCTCGGCCAACATTTCGAGTGGGCTCTTCTCCACAATGAGTGTGGGTCCAAGTTCATCGTCAAACATGCCGGGTGCAAAAGCAACGGCAAAGTCAAAGATACCATCTGCTTCCGAAAAAGAGAATGGTTCCAGACCTTTTACAGCCGGGGGAGAAGCCCCCAGCAGCGCCAGATGACGGGCACTCCACTTACCTTTGTGCGGATTGATAGCAGATTCTGGAGAATAGAACGAGATAGACACCTTTCGGTAATGTCCGTCCTTCACCAGATCTTTGGCTGTGTCGGTAAATGCAACATCAGCATATAAGTTTTCCCCTTGACGACTGAATCCTTGAATCCAGCCGTAGGCGGGCGTGCTATCATTATCCCCCGCATGGCCGATAACCAGGGGTGCCTCATGTATCTGGGGATCGTAAGTCTGCACAACTTGTTCGAGATCTTTCGGAGAAAATTTCCGTTGGACCCCTTGTGCAGAGGTTTGATCTCCGGCCTTGAAGACGTGAATCCTTTTCGTGAACATTACGGTTTTCTCCCCTTTTGCCACTCTTCGCTGAGACATTCAATAAACATTTTAGTCTCTAACGTGTTTACGTTATAATACCAAGTTTTACCTTTATTCCAGGAAGCGTGGCTGTGACCCGTTTTGCTGAGAGAAATGTTACGTTTGTGTTCTTCCGTAAACTTCATCCCTCTGCGCGATTGAGAGAGTGCTGCCTTGTTCTTTTCAGACAAGGGTTTACCTTTCCTAACCCGGGACATTTTTTGTTTTGTCTCTTCAGAATGCCCGGAGCATCCTCCACAAGCGTACTTGTTTAAGTTATAGCACATTTCTGTACCGAACCACATATCAAGAAGTGCTTGCTCAAGGATTGGTTCTTCTGAGTCATCCTCAACGACTTGCCATTCGAACGCTTCAGGATTTTGACGTAAAGCGTTTTGGAAAGGATAGTTGAAATTGGATGTCAAGTGTCCTTTTTTACGCTGGTCGAAATCTTTAGTGCTTCCGACATAGAACTTGCCGTTTAGGGTATTGGTTGCTTTGTAAGTAAACACCGTGTTATTTAGTGACCCATACTTGGTTTTACCCTACTTGTCATCAGTCATTTGCACCGCTTCATCTTCGGTGATGTTCTCATTGCCAAACGGCTTGTCACCTTCTTCCTCTTCACTGTCCTCTGCTAGCAAATCTTCCAAACTCATCTCGGGAACGTCTTCTTCACCAGGTTCTGGCATCTCGTCTACGATGCCACCAAGTTCGTCTTCCGGACTGGGTTCTCCAATGGCATCGGACTGGGATTCCTCCGGTGTGGCTCCTGCCGGGACGTCCATTACGTTTGCCGCTGCTTGTAGATCTTGAGCAGCAGCTTGCTCGCCACCCTGGTTAGGGGTGGTGCCACCTCCTTCAGGGGTGGTTCCGCCAAAAATTGACCCGAACAAATCTTCATCTTGCTTAGGGTCGTATTGAGTTGGCTGCTCGACTTCCTCGTTGCCGGACTTCTCTTCAAGCTCCACACGGAAGTGCCGCTCGATCCACTCTTTCCGTGGCGTGAAACCAGACTGAATCAGCAGGGACAGGTCGGGAACGGTAATTGTGGACTCCTCGATGCGGAACTCACGGGTAAGTGAGGGAGCAGCTACGTCGGTGCCGAAATTGAGATCAACGATCCAGCGCACCAAAGTTTGAGATAGTGTGTGCGAAAGCATCTCGGAGAGCTCACTTGCACGCACTACGCGCACGGTGTTGGCAACCTGAGAAGAAGCGCGAGAGCCAGATTCAGCTTGACCCGCCTCATTCTCACCGCAAAGGACCAGGGAGATTTCCTTGTCAATGTAGTCGATCAAGTTTTTGAATACTTCTGGAGAACCTGAGGGTACAACGAAATCCAGTTCATATCCCTCTGGAAGAATCATCGCCGTTTCCTGGCTCAAATTCGAGAGATGGCCGTAAAGAGTATCAAGTTCACGAGTGCTTGCGCTAAGAGGAGCTTTGGCAACAGCGGTGGGAGTGGCGTATCGGTCTCCATAGAGGACGTATGATTCGATTGCACGGCGGCGAAACTTTACGAGAGGGTACAAAATGCGACCAAGAGCAGCACCATAGGGGTCGCCATTGTGCGAAACCCAGTAACGGGAGACGATGAACTTACGCTGCGGAAGCTCAACACCTTCAAACATGCGGTTGAAAGTGAGACAGCGCATCGTGAAGCCATTTGCGGCATCTTCCTCTTCTTGGAAAACAAAACGACGTTGATCGCGCATGCGAACGTCAAAAGGTATTACGCCACGTTTCGTTTTCTTCCACATAATTTCTCCTACTGAGAAACCTGTGATCAAAGCTTCAGACATTCCGACATAGATGTCGTCGAGGGGCATCTCTTCCAAGACTTCGGCCACAAAGTCTCGGACTGCAAGGTCGCCAGGTTTATCGGAGTATTGTTGAATATACCATGGTCGCGAAGTCACTTCTTGAAGCAATTTGCGGAAACAAGACTGAACCTGCTCATCGTAGAGAAGTCGTTGATAAACGACTAGAGCGCGGTTGCCACCCTTATTGATGAGCAAATCGTCATTAGGACGAACGATTGTGTTCCCCTGCCCAGTGAAGGGAGAGGAACTACCGAACATATAAATGGACGATAGATTATAAGGATCACTCGTATAACGAGCGACCTCACCCGAGGGGACTGGTGCTGTCTTAAATCGTTGCGCCATCCAGATCTCTTGCGTTTCCTTAGTTGATTAGTTTTACCCGGTTAGTTAGCCAGGGTGAAGTTGAGTGGTGGTTGAGGGACACCGTTAACGGCATACTGAATGTAAACAATGTATAACCCGTCGTCTCCCGCAGTTTTCCAGTCTCCGGTTACGCTGAGTGCTGTAAGACCGTCAACGTTTTGCAGAATTGAGTGTTGGATGGCGGAGTTGATCTGTCCGGGATCCAAAATTTCGAGAACGTAGTCACCGATGCCGTAGTCAGCGATCATGACTCGTTCGTAATAGCGTGTTTCCACAACACTCCGAATTTGCTGCGTCACGAGGGCAAAATCGGTGCTTGTGGCAAGGTTACCATTTATCGCGGTTAGCGGATAGGTGATACCACGAGTAGAAGCTGAAAGAATCGTCGGATCACTCATCGAATATACCTACGAGAAATTTGAAACTCGAGAGCATTTACTCTCTTTTTCACCTCCGAAGAGGAGAGATCACTCTCGATCACTCGACGAATTTCCTTTCTCAGGACGTCGAGGTTGAGCGATTGATAATAAGTTGGATCCACAAGATCCCCTTCGTTGTTTTCCCCTGAAAGAAGGGAAGTACAGAGTGTCTCGAGGGAAACACCCTGTTCTTCCGCTTGTCTTTCAAGTTGAAAAAGAAGGGAGTCAGGGATTCGTAGATTCAAGTCCCTGTACATTTGACTCCCTATCATGATCAGCTGTTATCGACGCCCAGACCTTGAGCATTCAGTTCGTTCTGCATGTTGCCGATGGCAACACGAATCAGATCGATTTGAATACGCTCCAGAGTTGGTACTGGCACCACGAACACTTTGGCGTTCACGATACCATTCTCGAGGTCGGCATTGGAATTGATGCGACGGTCGCAGATAACCTGGAAGGCTTCGTCCGGAGTGCGTCCGTACAGAGCTCCCTTGACGTACAGCTGGTTCAGGATGCTGTTGCCAACCGAGATAATCTGGTTGAACACGATTCCAAAACCATCAATCACGTTGAAGATCTGGCTGTCAAAGGCACTACGCAGCGAGCCATACACCACGTTCATGATGACGCGAGTGTTGACAAACTGATACAGGCGTTGCTGAGCGTCGTTCTCGTTGATACGGGTACGACCGCCCCAGATAAACACAGCGGACTGTGGATAGCCAGGCAGGGTGCGAACAGCGTTGCATCCTTTCGGGTTGAGCAGGTTCTGCTGAGCCGAGTTGATGGGAATCTGGGCAGCGACAGCGTCGGCAAGCTGGTATTTGACACCAGCAGGCGGGAACTGGTAACCTTCGGCGCGGTAGCGACGTACAGCCACACCAGTCACGTAAGGTGAAGGAGGAATGTACTTGCCAGCACCGTTTTCGATCCAGGGGCCATAGTAGGCGATGAAACCGAAGGGGTTGAAGTAACGCTGCGAGTCATCGAGCAGGCGGTTAACATTGTCAACGCCGGAGTCGATGAACACGGCCTCGGGGACGCCACCGTTGCCAACACCACGGAGGGCATTGTCAATGATTTCGGTCGAGGTGATGGCGTCAAAACGCCACAGGTCGGCTTGAGGCAGCTCTTCAGCAGTGAAGGTCATTTCAACCTGCGACTCGAACAGCACGGTTTCAGCGGTGGTGATGTCACCGTTGTTGGTGAGAGCAGGAACCACTGTCCAAGCGTATGCCGAACCATCGAAGGTAGCAACCAGAGTTTCTCCAACTGCAACCACGGTGGTTCCGTCGGGAGCCAGACCGCCAACGGTGACAGTGAAGCCAACGCCAGTAATGACACCAGCCTGTAGAGCGGCCTGAAGCGAATCGGCAGAAGAGCCAACAACAGCGCCAGCAGCAATAGCATAAGTGGTAGGCGAACCTGCGGTCGCACCGGCACTCGCAGTTGCAACAATAGCCGAAACGTTGACAGCAAACAGTGTACCACCACCGAGCACGGCAGCAGGAGCCGAGAGGGCGTCGCCCACGCTGTAACCCCAGCCTTGGCTGGTTACGGTCACGGCAGTCACGGCATTACCTGCAACTGTAATGGTTGCGATAGCACCGTCGCCTGTACCGCCGGTGAGATACACGCCAGTGTAAGTACCGTTTGTGTAACCGGCACCACCAGTGATGTCCACCAAAGGAACAGCACCAGCAACCAGGGGGCCGACTGTTCCAGTTGCGGCAGCGTCGTAATCGCCGCCGGAGATGACTCCAATGGATGGTACGAAGAACGCTTCGGCTTGGAACTCTTGGTCCACGGTGGGTACGCAGTAGGCGTTAGCTACGTCGGGTGTCGGGGTTGTGGTTGGGTTGGGCAGAGACAAGGAAGGCAGCCACCCAGCCGTTACGTAGTCTTCACCATAGGGCGAAATCAGGGACGAGCCGAGCACGCGAGCACTTGTGTTGAAGTAGATGTTCTGTGCTGGGGCACCAGCAGCAACTGCGGGAGCAAGTGCAGAAGATGCAGCTTGGTTGAAGATGTTGCTGGAGTCGAAAGCGTACTTACGAGCGCGAACAACGGGGAACTGACCCACATCTTGCAGAGTAGTGTCAGTGGTGCCACCGACCAGAATGTCGGTGTAAAGGATGGTCGGGAGTTTGCTGTATGTGCCGTTGATGTACTGGATGTAACCGCTAGTGGTGTAGTTGGTGAGGCTGTTGGACAGAACAAAGTTGTTGCCGTCCAGTGTGGTTACCCAATAAGGGTTGCTAGCGATCGACGAAGTTCTCTTAATCAGCTGAACACCATTGACAAGAATGGGCTGAGTGAAGTAAACTTTCTGACCGCTTGTCAAGCCGTGTCCAACTACGTTAAACTGAACAGCACCGGAGTACTTGTTGTTGACTTGGCCAACAACAGTAGCAACTTGGATTGTGAAACCACCACCAGTACCACCCAGCGAGCTGGGAGCAGCACTCAGAACGTCACCCACATAGTAACCAGTACCGGCAGCCACGAGGTTGGCAGAGATGACGACGCCAGAAGCGTTCACTACGATGTCAGCTGTGGCACCAGAACCGTTGCCACCGTTGAGCGCAACAGCCAGATAAGTACCAGCAACATATCCAGAACCGCCATTCAGGTTAGTGAATGTTGCTACACCACCGGTCGCCCCGTAAGGAGCTACACCACCTACAGCCACGGCGGGGTTGTAAATAGTACGGCTGCGGAAACCAAGACGATAGGTCTCAGTCGGATCTTGCAGTGTGCCGGGCAGGTGCAGAGTATTTACACCAACGGTAGCATTGCTGATGTTCTCAATCAGGTTGGAGGTTTGACCGTTGATGGTAACGGGCTCGTTCCAGTAGGGGTCGGCGTAGCTGAGGGTGAATGAGGCACCAGCGGTACCAGCAGTGATGCTTCCTGTCGGAGTAATGCTAGCATTGTTGGTGTCGTAAGTACCGCCAGCAAGAACAACTTGATTGTAGATGTTGGCTGCAGCACTTGCAGTCGCGGCCAGGTACACATAGTTCAGCGGATAGCTGCTATTAGCGTTAAGGTCAGGCCGGAATGGAGGGGCAATCACATACACCTCTGTACCATTGTAAGGGTACAGGGGGTTGGTGGGTGAGTCCGCGCCAGAAAGTGTAACTTTCTGAATCGGCAGGGTCACAGGCCACCAGTTGGAGCTTGTGATTTGGAAGACACCACGAGCAGAACTCAGAGCCGGAACTGCACCTGCCAGGGTGACCAGGTCGTAGGAACCGCTGTCAAGCAGACCGACTTGTACGTCAACACCAACGGTGCTGGCCGATTCGGTAACGGCTTGCTGTGCGCTGCCGCCTTCGACGATGCTCTGGTAGGGCAGACGATCGTAGTTGCGATCTGTGCCAGTCCACTCATAGATAGCATTATCCACCAGATACTTCATACCTGTGAACAGGCTGGCAGCAGGCTGGTGAGGGGTGAACTCTTGATATTTGTTAACATCGGTGATCAGGAACGGGCCGGGATCAGCCAGAGCCATCCACTTGTAGTTGTTGCTAGCGCAGTGAGCAGCGGCAGCAGCGCCAACGAGGGCACGGCCAGCAGCGTCAAACTGAGCGTAAGCAGTCGGGGTAACCAGGTAACCCTGGTCTTGCTGACCATCGAATGCAGTGGCGATGCACTGGGTGTAGTCCTGAGGCACACGATCGATAGCAGTTTGTTGACCCACGAGGTTGTTGATGTCGTAGGTGTTTTGCATGAACACGAAGTTGGAACCCACGGGGAACACTTCGGTTACTACGGACACGTTGCCATCGAAAGTTGTCGAGGCGAAAGTGACGTAGGAAGTTTGGGAGTTGCTGGTGGGGTCCAGGTCGTTGGTCAGACCGAAGTCACGAACGTAGACCGAGGCACGCACAGCGGGGTTGCTCTCGATGGCTTCTGCCACAGCAGCAGCAATCGCAGCAGAAATCTTGCGGTTGTTGACTTCGTCGCCGGCAATGTAGTTGACGGGGATAGTCGCAGGAACACCCAGCCACTCGCCGTCAGCGGTGTAACCGGTCGAACCGTCACCGGCAACCAGTTTCAGGCCATTGATGATCATCTGCACGTAAACAATATTGCCAGCCATCAGAGCAGAGGGCAGGGCAGTGCTGTTTACTTTGTTACCGGAGGGGAAGAACTCAACCTCAACGATTTGGTTGGGAGTGCCAACGCGAACGACACGCAGGTCGCCGACTTGAGCGTTGTTGAAAAACTCTTCTACACAGCTGTAGCTGAGGGAAGGAATCCGGGCAGCGGGCACCGTACCACCGTTCAGAACTTTGTAGTCTGCCAGCGAAGTTACCGGGATGGGGGTGTTGAATGGGAAAACGGTTGTTGAAACGTTTTCGTCCGTCTCTACGAGCAGGTAGACGGTACTAAAGCTGGCAATGTCTGGGGCGCCCAGGAGACCAGCCCGCTCATTAATGTAAACGCCAGGGGCTCCCGGAGTAACGCCGGAAGTGCCCAAAGAAAAAGTGGCCATGTTATGTTTTGGATGTTCCTGCTTTTTCGTAGAGCAGTGTAGGCCAGGAGGATTCCTACGTGGTCTCCGTAGAGCTGCTCAGACGACGAGTTATCGTATTATGCTTTTACCCGCCAACAGTGGTATATTCACTGTCCAGGGTATAGCCGTTGACTGCTTCTCGATTTTTAACCGCGCTCGGGCTGTATTTGATTAGTGCTTTGACATATGACTCCTCTGAGTCAAAGGGAAAAATATCGAGGTTGTTACCGTTAAGGGGCTCTCCGAAAATGAAGCTCCCCTGGGACAACGTGTTAGAGGAGCCAGAACCGTTACGCACACGGAGTTGAGCTCCTAGTGGAGGAAGTTCTGTGACGTCCCACTGGGGGTTTTGCTCCAAGATTTCCCGATACGACAACGAATCTGAATACAGTAAATACCCTAATTTACGCCAGGTAAACTGTTGCTGAAACGGGAAGGAGACTGTCATCGGCGGTTCTGTTTAGCGCGGGCAAGCAGACGGAGGCCAACTTCACGGCCACGGTTGAGCTGGAAGCCACCTTCTTCAGCCATAGACTCCAGTTGAGTTTTGGTGACGGCCACGGAAGCAGCGGGGTTAAAGGGGTCGAGGCTTCCATTCTCGTTGCCGGGAGTGCGCTTGTCAAGTTTGGCACGGATCTTGGCGTGAATATCATCCGCAGCTTGAGGGGCCTTCAGTGTGTTGGCGGGAGTAGACTCATGCAGCTCACCTTGAACAGGTTCTTTGGACTTGGGCGTTTCGGCAGGGGCTTCGGCTTTCACTTCTTCAGCGGGGGTTTCCTCCGCGATAGGCTCTTCCGCTGCAACCGCTTCGGTTTCAGCTTTGACTTCGGTTTCCTCGACCCATGCCTCATTTGTGTCCGGAGTAGACTGGTCGTCGGCCTTGAAAGTACCGGTGGTGGTGCGTGCGCGTTTGCGTGTAGTCATGGTTAACGTTTACGTGAGAGTATGTTTCCCCAGGCAATTGGAACAATTTGCTTGAGAGAGATGTCGGGAACGCCCATCCAGGGACGAGCAGCCATTTTTGATGTACCAAACTGGTTATAGGCACCATAGTCGGTAGATTTGACTAAAAATTGATCGCCTCTTGTGTAGATATAGGAGGCCTGGAACATCAGCCCGGTCTGACGTAGGATTGGTTGCCCGGGGTATTTTTTGTTTTTCCAGTGAGCATAGTGAGCGGAGAGCTTCTGCCATGGGCGCTCGTAGGTGGGGTCAACTTCTCGCCGCCAGAAGGCAGGGTGGTCATCCAACAGGACGGGAACCCACTCTCTTTGAGTGGGCTTCCACCAGTTGAGATTCATGGGGATTAACCCGTTTCCCGTAGCTCGAAAACTTAGCATTTACTTCTTCCTTGCGGCTTTTTTCTGAGCTTTCTCTTGTTCTTCCACGCTCTTCGTAACGATTTCAATCATGGTGTGAATTTTGCTTATGGGTTGCGTCTCAAGCCAGTCGACTGATTGGTCCCACCGTTGTTTGCACAAGCCATAAGCTGTTTCTAACCAATTTTCCACTGTAAAAATATTCTTTTCAAGTAGATTGTCGGCTATCCATTGAGAGATTGCTCGAGTTTGTTTCAGACTTATAGAATCCAGATTTTCCTGGTTCAAGATCAGCTTGTACATCAACTCAAATGGACTTCGTTCCTGCTGTCTGAGAATTTGAGCGAAGTAGAAGTCTTTTGGACAAATTTCTCGAACGTGTAAAACTACGTCTCCGCAAGTAATGAGGTAAGTGAAATCTTCTAAGTCTTCAACAGTTAGTTTGGGTCGTCTTCGTCCGCACCGCTGGCATCGGAAACGAGGGCGCTGAGCTTTTTGAAGTCACGCACACCCAGATCAAGGATTTCCTCGTAGGTGATTTTGTCATCACCCACGATAAGACGTTCGATGATCTTCATGCCTTTCTCAACGTCACCAGCTTTGGTGAGATCTTTCTCCATGAAGAGAAGGTCTCGGCCAGTCATTTCACGGATTGTGATAGTACGACCGTCTGAGATAGTTGTAGAGTAGGTGTTCATTTTGGGTTTTGTTGTCCTCTTGGGTTCCACGACAGGTTGTGTGTCGTCGTTAGCGATTGTCCTCATAGTTTCTGAGAGAGAGTTTGTCTAGTTTTACCCTGGCTTGAAACAAGGCATTTTCAATGTCCTCGTCCCCATTACCAGGAGGAAGTGAGAGGTAGATTTCGTTGGCGGTCCGCCAGCTGTTCTCTGCGTCACCGATGTGTCCATAGCCGATACGATCGTCAATGTCGGTCAACCATAGTCGTACGACTTCTTTGCGAAACTCGGAGTCAATCGGAAGGGGGAAAGGCATCAGAGAGCACGAAGCATGGACACGGTTTGATCAAGGCTGAAATACCTTGCATTGTAGGCACATTCCACTGAGGAGGGAATGATGCGATTCTTTTTATCGTACGGGACGGTCAAGTAGAACTGGTCTACGACACCCTGAAAGATTTGAACGCCGACGAACTCGACTCGGGACCTTTTCTTTTTACGCATTAGATGATGCCTTTTTGAATAGCTTCGTAACGAACTTTGAGTTTGTCGATGGCACCCCGCTCGGAGAGTTCCATCATGGAAAACTCCTGACCAAACTCCTCGGTTTCACCCCCCGGGTTGGAGAGGGTCACCGTCTTTTCATTTGGAGACTTGCGAAGACGGTTGTCAATCGCAACGCTTGAGAAGTAGGCACGAGAAAGCGGGAGGTCAGGAATGCCCACTGCCGAGTGAAACAGAGACCAGGTGTACATGTGAGCGATCTGAAACAGAACAGCAAACTGCTCTGCATACCGATTGGGAGTCATGAACCAGATCTCGTCGTGGATGCTGAGAACGAAACGGCAAGGGATCTTGTATTCGTCGGCCAACCAATGAACGGCAGTGAGCATGATGCTAAGGATCTCAGCACCAGAGGATTGAATCGTCCAGTTGACGCGACCGGTTTTGAAGTCGTCACCAACGGCAGCAGGACGCATGGCGGTTGAGATTTTGGTCCCAAGGCAAGGCAACTGCGGAATGCGAGACCGCATCGCAATCTCTTCCATATAGTTGAAGCAGCCGGAGTCAGAGCCGCCCTCATACAGTCCGTTGCGCGAGCGACCCTTCTTGCCCTCAAGCATTTTGTAGGCAAAGTTCTTCACTTGGGTCGGAGACTTCTCAGGGTACTTGCGGCGAATGTATGTTTGCACGGCACGCACGCCAGCACCATACAGGATAGCAAAGCCAGCAATCTTGGCAGTGTCACGATCAACGCCCGCGAGCTTCGCGAGCGCCGAGTGCGGGTCCGTGCCCGCTTCTTTCGAACCGGACAAAACGTTGTAGCCAAACGGTGAGCAACCGACATGACCACCCTCCCACTTATCGCTGTAAATCGCAGCAATCTGCATTTCCTGACCGTCAAAGTCAGCACCGACGATTTTCCAACCCTCGGGCGCCTGAACACGCGATTTCAACTCGGTACCAATCCGCCAGCTTTTGGTGGAACACATGGTCACCATGAGTGATTCCACGGTGCGCCGAGTTACTGTGCCGTGACAGAGAATCTCAGGGACCGTCACCAGGGAGTCTGTACCGTGGGAATTGGGAGCAGGTAGGAAGATGCGGTCCATGACTCGTTTACGCACGGAAGTCCAGTAAGAAACTGCGTTAGCAATCTCCAGGGCTCGCTTAGCCTCGGGAAGATCACTGCTCAGGCGACCGACGGCCATATCCTCAACAAAGTCTTTACTGAGGACACCGCCGACGTTTGCGCTAGTCCCCTTTGGGTGAGGGATTTTTTGAGCGTGGCCTTCTTCGTCGTAATATTTCCATCCCTCGGTTTTGGTGAGATACATCGGGGAACCTTCCCACTTTAGTTTCAGGAGCAAGTGAGAAAGGTTGGACTTAACTCCAATCTTTTCGTCAGGGTCTTTGATGAATGGGCGAATCCAGTTGGGAATGTGGGCATACTTGCCCTTGATGGCTTTGACTTCCCAGTCAAGTTGAGAGAGCCACGGGTCTTTAGCGACCCACGCTTCAGCCATGCCGGGCTCCGCAAAGTAATGCTCGCGCCACTCTTCATAGTTGGACCATACCAGATCTTTGCAAATCTGAGTCATCTCGTCGTTGTGTTTCTCAAAGGTACGCTCAACGTTCCAAATCCAGTCTTCCCAGTCCGGGACAAGGGGAACGATCGAGCCGTTTAGGTGATAGTGACCGCAAAGAGCAACGAGGCTTGGAGTTGCATCGAGATACTTGGGCCAGAGGGCCTGGAAGAGTTCAGCGGTGTAGTAGGCATCTTTGATAGCATAGTCAACTGCTTCAGTCAGCATCGCATGGATTTGACTCAGGTGCGTAGCTTTGACGAATATCTCACGGAGTGCTTTGTCTCCGGCACCCAGAGGTTGCACATCATCTCCGAAGAACTTGCGCACTTCATAAACGTGGAAGTTGTAAGCTGCCACAAGAGAGTTTGTGGACCCCTCGTCAAGCCACTTGGGAGCATACCTTAGCTTTCGCTTTTCTTCAGGAGTAAGGTCCTCAGGGTTCTTTCCAGCCAGAACATATAACCAGCGCTGGCCAGAGGCAAGGCCAGATACGCCAATGTGTGCAGAGAGTGTATCAAAGTAAAAGTTTTCAGGTATGGTTCGTTCGAGAGAGTAAGCCTCGCGTGCGCGGACGCGGTCGTAGGAAATATTATGGCCTGCAACGAAACGACCCTCACCGATGGGAATCAGTTCGTATTGGTCCCACTCATCTTCCGGCAGAGTTGGATCAACCAACTCAGAAGCCAGCCACACGTAAACAGCTTTGGCAGAAAGGGCAGTGCCAATAATCGGAAACGCACCAGCGTGCACAAAAGTTTCAGTATCAAACGTGAAAGCCTCTTCGAGCGGATACGGCACTTTTTCAACCTTCCACTTCTTGCCAACTTTTTCATAGCGGTGCCAGCCTGGCTCAAAGACGAGGTTTAGTTTCGGGGGTAACTCGGGCAGAGGAGCAATAGCAAACTCTTGCGCCAGTTTACGATACCGTCCGACTTGCTTGCCAGCAATGTTTTCAAAATGTTCGCGAAGTTCTTCCCCTTTCAGGTTCGGGAGTGGCAGAGGGCCGTCGTAGAGATGCTCGGGGTAGTCAACGGGAGTGGCAATCTCAAACTGGTTGAGAAGGCCAGTTGCTTTCTGTTTCGCGAGACGAGACATTGGTTGGGGTGTCTCAATGCCAAAAATCCGATTGTGGATCTTCTCATCAACAACCGGATAGCCTAACTCAGTAAATCTCATAGAGCGTTGTGTTTTCATGATTGTAGTATAGGGGTGGTTTCCCCTCTGTAAACTTATGCCAGTGTGTCGATCGGCGGAGCCGTGGGGATATCTTGCTTTGGATATATCCAACCTCC